CATAAAACATACCTTTATCAGGAAGATTTACAGTGCTAGGCATCCAATGGTATCCATTATCATCTATAAAAATTAAATCTTTATATAACTCCGGAAGGACTTCAAGTTGTTCTTGTAAAAATTCACTATCCTCTTTCATATAATTATGAGTCATAAACCCACATCCATAGCACATACGGTTAATTAAATTAGGTGATTCTTGGTTATCATAACAAGCATCACTTCCACAACGAGGACAAGTAGTTAATTTATCTTTAGACATTTTCTAATTTTTTAAGTTTAGGTAAATTTAACTTAGGTAACTCTAATTTAACTTCTTCAACAAATTCAGGAATATAAGAAGTTAAATAACTTTCTAATACGTCTTTCATTTGCTCGAAACTAAAATTATTTTTACTTTTATGGTATTGAAGAGTTGTTCCTTTTGAGTAAGATTTGTAATTGGAGAACAATTCACGGAAATGATGTGAAATTTCATTAACATCAGGAGCAAACCATTGAGATTCTTCTAATAGAACATCTTTTACTGAGGCACTTTTATGTACATTTTTTAATTCTCCTTTTACCATAGTTGTAAATTTAGGTTCTAAAAAGTCAATATGACCACTCCAATTACTTGTAACAATAGGTTTTTTAGTTAAACTAAACTCAAGTAAAGGTCTACCAAATCCTTCTCCTTTAGTTAAACTAACTAAAGCTTTTACTTTTTTATGGTTATATAAATCATTCATTTCTGAATTTGATATTTCTCCATGGAATAAGTATACGTTAGGTAATATGTCCGCTTCTACAGATTCTTTAATAAAATGTATTTTATTTAAAATTTGGTCTCTATCTAAATAAGAACTACTTCCTCCACATATTTTTAAAATTAAAGCAGGAGTATTTTTTTGATTTTTAAAAGTTTCAAAAAATAATCTAATAGTTAATCCTATATTTTTTCGATCTTCCCCTAAATCACCTTGCATCCAATGTCCTGTAGTCAGGAATGCAAAATTTTCTTTAATACTATCTAAATCTAAATTATTAGTTTTTTTAGAGGGGAAATATGTAGTTAAATCAGCCCCCTCAAATAATACTTCTACTGGTTTTTGGAGTTTAATTTGACCTAAATTATTTTTTTGATCATCTTGTTTTGTAAATATTGAATTTTCAAATACATTTTTAGAATGAACTGATGAAACTATGTTGAGGTCCATTCTATTAAGTCCTTCAATCCATTGAGGGGCACAAATAGTGGTTTCTATTCCGGCTGTAAATCCTATATTATAGTCCCCCACAGCTTGAAATTCATTAGGAACTGTTATTTGTGCCCAAATTTTAGGCTTAGCAGGAAGTTGATTACCCGTAGGTAATAAATAGGGTGTAAGAAATTCCCATTCAGAATGGTCTTTTATAAATCCCCAAGGGGTAGATCCCCATTTTTGAGGAAGAACTTTAATATTATATTGGTTAAGTTCTATAAGAGATTTAACTATATCTCTTGATCGGGCTCCATATCCCGAATAGGTATCTATGGGGCAGCTTATTACAAATAAAGGTTTCATTAGTATTCTAAATTATGAGGTATAAGTTGAGAATCAGGTTTATCAACTTTAATAAGATTAAATTTTTCTCGAGGTTTCCATTCTGCTAAAAAAGTATCAATATATTCCATAACTCTATAAGACATTTTTTCTGAAGTAAATCCTGCTTCATCACTTAAAGCCCATTCTCTTCCTAAGCTTCCTCTAACCTTCCTTTCTTGGGGGCCCATATTATAGGCTTCCAGTAATTGGTTAGCAGCATCTGAAGCATCACACCTGTCATCAAAAATATAAGGAGTAGGTACTGAACCCTGAATTGAAATGCTACTAGGGTAAACAGGTAAAGCCCATTTACCATGCTGTTTAAATGTGCCTCTGTGATTTGAAGGTATATCAGCATTGGGGGTAAACCATTTACCATCATTGTCTAAAAATCTCATTTGATCCTGCATTCCTCCCGTTACATTAGCTATAATAGGATTACCTACTAATAAAGCTTCTGTTAAACTTAACCCCCAACCTTCATTAGAGGTTAATTGAATTTGAACATCTGTACTATTATATAAATAGTTCATTTGTTCTGTGGTGAGTTTTTCTTCTGAGAAGATAAAGTTATACTTTTCAGAATCATTAGCACATAAAGTATTTATTATTGCAGGGAGATCTGTTCCATTACTATCTACTTTTTGAGTGTGTAATACTAAGGCACACTTTTTAGCTTTTTCTCTAGGGAGTTTATCTACAAATTGTTTAAAAGCCCATATAGTATCAGGAACTTGTTTACGTCTAATATTTCTTGAGTTAAAGAAAGCAACAAATTCATATTCATCCCCATTAAACAATCTAGATTTAAATTCCTGCAAATCTTCCCATTCTTTATGGTTTTTATTTATAGGATATAACAATTTATCATTTAAGCCATGGGGTAGATATTTTATAGTTTTATCTTTAGCTTTATCTCCCAATACTAGTTTATTAATATTAACCGTTTGTTTTGAAATACCTAATAGTAGATCACATGATTCATAATAAGTTTTATTATACATGGGAGCTGGGTAATCGTCCCAAATGTTTAGGTAAATGATAGGGATTTTACTTCTTATTTCATTTTCTATTTGGAACAACCAGGCCCAATATCTAGGATCCGTAAATATAAAAATTGCATCTGGTTTCTCAGCTTGGATAAGATTTCTGAGGAGGCTAGCATCCCCATAACCGTTGTTAGGGTATACTATGACAGAAGCATCTTTTATATCTAGTAACTCGTTAGTATTTTCACTTAAGTCCATTCGTTTCCCTTGTTCGGGATGTTGGATTGCAGCTCCAATTTGAGCCCAATTATATTTGTGAGCAGTATGCAAAACCATTTCTTTAGCAATGGTTCCAATCCCCGAATGGGTTCTAAGGTCATCACACAACAATAATATTTTTTTCCTTTCGGATTGGGGGATATACCCCTCCATTTTCGTAACCATTATTTTTTATATTTTTAGTCTTTTAAATCTAAATTAGTATAATTGTGGATTTGTCTTTTAAAATCCTCATCAGTAAGATACATATGAATTGCTCGGTCAGCCAGTTTTTGGAAAGAAAACTTTTGCCTAACACAGGCTACTTTGAACTCATCAAACAAACCACTTTGAATCTTTACACTAGTTAATGTCATATCTTTTTTCATAGCTTATATTTTGATATACATATATTGAGACTTAAGAAGGTTTATTTTTATCGCATAATTCTTTATTATTATTAAAAGCACACCATTTACATAAGGCAGATACTACCTTAGGGTGTTTTTTGTCTTGATATTTACCTTTAGGAGTAAAACATTCAGAGATAAATTCTTCTAGGATTCTATCTGCTTTTCTAAGTTTATTTTTCCCAGCTGCAGGTCTATGAAGTTGTACCCTATATATAGGGAAATCACTATTTTCCCATATTTTTCTTTTGACTATAAAAAACTCTACTTCTATATCTTCAAGTGGGATTCCATACTGTTCATTAAAGAATTTCTTATAAAGAACTAACTGCATTTGTTTAGTTTCGTCTTTTTTAGCTTTAGCATTCCACCCACTTCTTGATGTTTTTATATCGTATATATAAAATTTATTTGTGGGTTCATGATATAATACCATATCAATAAAACCCTTGTACATCAAATTGTTACCAACGTTCATCACGATAGGCAATTCGATACCAGCTAAGTGCCACCCACGTTTACTAAAATATGTCTTACGTTTCTTTTGGAGAAAATTAAGAATTGCTACTCCGTCCTCAAAAAATTCTCTAAGCTCCTCTGGGGAGGAATAGTGGGTATTTTTAAATTTCTTATATTCTTCTTGGTATAGGTTTATAAATTTTTCCTGGAATAATCCTTCTAAATCCATGTCGTCTGCTATAAGGGAGGATTCCTCATATAAAACTGTAAGCCAATCTTGGATTACCTCATGCATCGAGGTTCCAAAAGTGAAATGAATATTAGGATCATTATTATAATGTCCTTCTTTGTATTGGAGTTCCCATTTATGAGGGCAACTCCTATACATTGACATTTGAGAATAAGAAATTGTCTTTTGGTAAGCATAATTTACCTCAGGCAATTCTTTATTCTGTATCTCCTTGAGTATTTGGGGTTTCTTGGCCATATAACTTTTCTATTTTTTCTAAATAAAGTATAGCATCCATAAGTTCCTCTTTCATATGAGTAACCCATTCTCCAAATACTAAATCTTCTCTATCTAAATCAACACCATACTTTTCTTTACCAAACTCTGCTCGTTCAGTAAATTGTTTTATAACTGATTTTACTATACTGTCCATTATTTAAACATTTTTGTTACATCTTTATCCTGGTAGCCAGCTTTATATAGCATATCTTCTAAGACATCATTATCTAATGTAGCAACTGCTGTTGCTGCTTCACGAGTAGAACACTCATAAATCTTAGATAGGGCCTCTACTAATTCAATTGTGGGTTGTTTCATTTTTGATTTTATATATTTTAACCAAACATTTTGTTTAGGCAACAAACCACAATATACTGTGTAATATTTTTTCTTACTAGTATAGGGAATAGTTTGTACATAATTTATCAACTCTACAAAGGGTTGATGCATAGATAAAAAACGATTAACCATATAAGGATTAAAGGACTCCTTCTCTTTATCAGTGAAGGAGTCCCAATCACGTTTTTTACCTGTTAGCTCCTTAAGCCAATCAAATAGTGTCATAATCACCTCGAATTTCAGGTGGTAAACCCTGTCCTAGGACTTTACCTGTTTCGGGATCATAAAATACAGGAATAGGCATCACAGCATCTTCGGGACTGTTAGTAATAAAGCGTGATACTTTACGCAAAACAAATCCTTGTTGCCATATCTTCCCACCATTTTCAGTTTCAATAGTGGTAGTTTTACTCAAATCAATTTGAGGTTGTTGGGGGGTCATTTCTGATTTCTTCATAATCTATTTCTTTAATTTCATTACAAAAGTAATATATATTTTCTTTTTTTAATACTGTATCACAATGCCAATATTTTTTAAGTAGGTTAGCATCTACTTTTATTTTATCTCGTATCGTACGATACAATAAAAATTTTCTATCTCCAAAGTGTATTATATCCTTATAAAACAACTTTTCCTGAAATTTCTAGTAATTTGGAAATACAAGCCATCACATTAATTTCTTTATCGATCCTAAAGTTTGAATGATACATGTATTCTTCAATGATAATAATTGCTTCAGCAGGGCGTGATGTATATTCGTCCATACGTTCATATAACGTTTTATACAGCGATTCAAAATCACCTACATTAGAGTCGGCGATGACCTGTCTAATTTGTTTAAATGACTTTTTATTAGGTAACAATTCAATTACTTTATCAACATAGTTAGATGATACAAGTGTTTGATGGTCTAATTCTAACTCACCTTGCCTGGAAGATAACTGACATACGTTAAGCATTTTACGTACATCTGGGTAGTATTGGTTTACTATTGTCTTTAAGTTATTATCATCATGTTGAATATTTTCCTTGGATAATACTTGAAACACATGTTTAGCTACTTCACCTTTGCTAGGAGGTACAATTTTAAGTACTTGACAACGAGATTGAAGTGGATCAATAATACGTTCCACATAGTTGCAAGTTAAAATAAATCGTGTGCTTTTAGAAAAAGTTTCAATAACATTTCGAAGTGAGGCCTGTGCTTGGATTGTAAGAAAATCAGCCTCATCAAGAATAACCACTTTAAGGGGTTTAAAGGACATAGTACTAGCAAAACCCGATACTTTATCTCTAATGGTTTCAATACCTCTTTCATCTGAAGCATTGATATAAAGATAGTCACAATTAAGATTGTTAACTAGTAATTTAGCCAATGTAGTTTTCCCAGTCCCAGCGGGACCATAAAAAATCATGTTTTGGATATCATTATCCTCTAAGTACTTACTAATAGTACCCTTAAGGTGTTCATTTCCAATATAATTTTCTAAAACGCTAGGTCGATATTTTTCGACCCATAAACTATTAGTTGTAGCCATCTCCATAAAAGTCAAATGTTTTGATTGGTTCGGGTTTAATTTCTACTTCTACTCTATCTACAGCATACAAGGCACTTCCAATAGGATCTAAATAGAAAGCAGCATTAAATTGTGTTTTTTTAAAATATGCTTCTAATGCTTCAGTTAATGTAGGATGAATAACTCCTTGTTGATCAACCAACTGCCAGCGGTCCCCTGGGGGGACTCGCTTGGCAATAAGTTGTTTTTGTTCTACAGTTTCAAATCCAGACATTATCTAAATTTAAAACATCCCAGGCATACCTCCAAGTTGAGGTTCCTCCTGTTCTTGTGGTTTATTTACTACAGTACATTCAGTTAACAAAACTGTACTCGCAATTGATGCTGCATTTTCAAGAGCACAACGGGTAACTTTAGTAGGATCAATAATACCTTTTTCAAGGAAATTTTCAATTTGACCTGTTTTAATATTATAACCTATGCCAATGTTTTCTGCTGATGTTACACTAAACTCAATTCGTGAAGCATCTTCAACCCCAGCATTTTGAAGGATTTGAATAAATGGTTTACGAAGAGCTGTTTTGACAATGGCACATCCTAATTTTTGATCTGCGTTACTCATATCATCCTCACATCTCACATTATGAGAAGCTCTAAGTAATGCTAACCCACCACCAGGTACAATACCTTCTTCAATAGCTGCTTTTGTAGCTTGAAGGGCATCATCTACTCTATCTTTACGTTCACGCATTTCAGTTTCGGTATTTCCACCTACATGAACTACTGCTACACCTCCTGTAAGTTTAGCAAGTCGTTCTTGAAGTTTTTCAGCTTCAAAAGGAGAAGTTGAATTTTCAATTTGAGATTGAAGTTCAGCACATAATTCTTCAATTGCTTTTCCTTCACCTGCTCCATCTACAATAGTAGTTGATTCTTTAGTGACAGTTACAGTACGACATTCACCTAACCAATTCAAATCGAACTTATCAAGTTTCATACCCTTATCTTTATCAACAACTACACCACCTGTGAGGGTAGCCATATCGTGCATAAGTAAAGTTCGGCGATCACCAAAATCAGGAGCTTTAACAGCACAAACGTTTAAGATACCTCTCATTTTATTAACAATAAGAGTAGCAAGTGCTTCACCATCAATATCTTCAGCAATAATAAGTAAAGATTTGGCTTGTTGTGAAAGACTTTCAAGAAGTGGAAGAAGATCCTTAACAGTAGCAATCCGTCCATTAAAGAAAAGGATTGCAGTATCTTTAAGAACACTAGTCATATTGTCATTATTGGTAACAAAATATGGGGACTTAAAGCCTCTATCAAATTGTAAACCCTCTACAGTTTCAAGATAAGTTTCACCAGTACGTGATTCTTCAATAGTTACTACACCATCTCGTCCCACTTTTTCCATAGCGGTAGCAATTAACTCACCCACTTCAGTATCATTATTTGCTGAAATAGTGGCTACTTGACGAAGTTGATCTTCACTAGAAATATCTTGGGAAACCTCACGGAGGTAATCTACATGAGACTTAACACATTTATCAATACCACGTTTAACTTCTACAATGTTATGACCCTTATCACTGTAACGCATTCCAGCATTTACAATTTCACGTGCTAACAAAGTAGAAGTGGTAGTACCATCACCTGCTTGCTCAGCAGTACGAATAGCCGCTTGTTTAACTAATTGAGCTCCAGTATTTTCTACTGTGCCTTCTAGTTCAATAGCTTTAGCTACGGTTACACCGTCCTTAGTACTTTGGGGTACTCCTTGTTCGGATTGAATTACAACATTACGACCATTTGGGCCTAAAGTTGTTACGACTGCATCTGCTAATTGATTAACTCCATCAATCAGCTTTTTACGGGAGTCGTCACCGTAGTTTACGATAGTTACTTTACTCATTCTTCAATAATTGCTAAAATTTCATTTTCTTTACAAACCAAGTACTCATCACTGCCATGATTAAGTACTGTAGGTCCCATTTGTGGCATAATAATTACATCCCCTACTTTAACTGTAGGTTCAATCAGACTACCCATGGCACTATATTGCCCAGGTCCAACTGATATTACTTTACCTTTAAGCGTTTTTTCTTTTCCCATATCTGGGACTACGATAGAGCCATAGGTGCTTTCCTCCTCTTCAATTTGCTCTACAATAACTGCATTAAATAGTGCTTTTAATTTCATTGTAAAAAGTGTTTTTTATAATCTGTGTAAATGTTTTTTAATTCTATAATATAATCTTTAAGACTGGTATAAGATTTTTGTCGAACTTGATGTTCGGATATTCTTTTAAGAGCGGTACCTAGATTGCCAAAATGTCCAATGCAGGAATCATACTTTATTCCACTATCAGGAGTGATAGTAATATAAGCTGAGTAATTTAGATCATCTATTACAAGGTAATAGTCACCTAAGACGGGGTCTTTGATGTAATTCATAACTGTTTAATTTTTAATTCGGGGTAAATATACGAAAGGATCTTCAGGACACCAACCTAAAGGGCGATTACTTTATGGTAATCGATTTTGGTTTTGCTTCGTTTGATAACGGAATACTAATTACAAGTAAACCATTTACCATTTCAGCGTTTGCTTTTGCTAGGTTAAATCTGCGGGAAATTTTCCAACCAAGGTTAAAATTACTTTTTTTAATACCTGAGTGGTAGTAACGAACCTCGTCTTCTTCGTTTTGGGGCTCTCCTTTATCGTAGGAAAGTCTAAGGACATCACCTTCAATATTGATGTTTACATCCTTTTTATCTATGCCCGTACAAGCTACTTCGAGTGTAAGGCCGTTTTTGTCTTCATACACATCAATAGGATGTGTTACTGTTGGTCGACTAGGCTTATCAAATGTGCCTTGTGCGTCGAAAAAATTTTTAACTAGTACATCGAGTGGACTAGTATAATTTTCTTTAAATAATACGTGTGTCATTTTGTTTTGTTTTTTGTCCCCTAAGGTGACGATTAATTATAACTAGGTTGGTGCCCTAAAGTCACCCGTAAATATACGAAAAAAATCCTAGATTGCCAAATTATTTAATAATTCCTGCTCTAAGTTGCCATTGACGTTTAGTCCATTCTTCTAACTGTTGTTCTTCAAATTTACTTTGAAAATCAGACATTTTAGCTTTTACATCATCCGTACTAATACCTTTTCTATCAGCAATGTCTTTTTGTAAATCTTTATCGTACTTAATAGAAATTGCTCTACGTTTTGCCGGGGTAAAATTACTGGGGTCTGATGTGAATTCATCTATAAGATCTTTGAATTCTTCATCCGAGAGTTTTTTAAACCTTCCTTGGTCTCTAGCTAATCTCATCTTAGCAAGAGCAAGTCTTACATAAAGCTCAGGTTGAAGTTTTAAAATTCCCATGGTATTAAGTTCATTATATTGAGTATTGCCTAAGGCATATTTTTCTCTATACTCATCCATATCTTCGTTCCATTTTTTGGATCCACCTTCTAGATAATCTTCTAATCCCTGAGCGTAATTATAACCTCCCCTTAAATTACTATTGATGATATCAGTTATACCATCAGTAGCGGATCCAATTTCGTTATAAACCGAGTTGTAATCTATTCTTGCCATATTAATAAATATTAGTAATCTGCCTTTCGTACGACAAAATACGTAGAATCTATATTTTCGTCTTCAGAGCGGAAGATAAGGCGAAGTAAACCATCATCCACAAAGCTCAATTGACATTCATCTGACGTTTTATTAGCATTAAAGATTTCTTTAAGCATTTCACTGCTGAATGGGATTTTATTGTCTTGTCTAACATTTTCTTCAAATTCAGCATTAACATGAAATTCTACTTTATTAGAAAATTCCATACGCTCACCAAATGTGAATTGAAGTACAGAAGTACCTACAATATCTTCTGTGGGGGTTAATGTAACCAATTCATTTCCCTGAATAGAGGCCGCTGCTCTAACAAATGTTTGAAAATCTTCATTATCAAGAGTAGCTTTTACCTGCCAATTGACATCTTCATCAACTTCTCCTACCTTTTGAATCATCATAGGATCAGCAAGCGAGTAATTAATAGTAGACTTAGTATCCTGAATGTTAAGCTTTGTGAATACTGCTTTGGTTCTTTCAGCATCAAGCATTAGGTCACCAGCTAATACATTCAATAGTCTATTGAGTTGTGTCGTATTAAAAATGGCTAGAGTTCCATCATGGTTGAGGGGGAAATCCCAAGCAATTAATCTACCAATCATATCTTTAGTAGGAGCCATAAAATCAATAGTTAATGTACCTCCCTCAAGGTTCCACTTAACTGATTCTACCTGACCACCAAGATAATACTTAGATATAATAGATTGTAATTTATTTTTTGTTATCATTGGAATTGGAAAAATTTATTAATATTAGGATTTAAATTAAGAACCCAACCTAAGTCAGTATAAAAGTTCTCTAATTTAGATTGAAGTATAGTTTCAAATGATTTTTTTCTATCAGCGTAATCATTTAGGAATATACGCATTTTATCTGGGACATCAAAGCTAAGAAAACCAATTGCTTCAATTTTATAAGGATTGTCAATTAAGTAAATCCATTTAATTTTATCACCTTGAACTATAGGACTATGTTGTTTATCTAATTGCCAAAAACGTAATAAGTCATTATACTTAACGGCAGCTTTAACGTTTGCAGGAGCACCCTTTTTTAATTCAGTTAATACTTCTCCTGCCCTTGGTTTACGAGCAACATACTCATTTAAAGTTTTTACTGATGTGGGGTTTCCTAATAAAGCAATATCTGTACTCTTAGACATTATTTTATCTCTAAAGTCCATAATTAACTTATCAATATGTTTTTGTTCTCCACCTTTTAGGATTTGTTGGAGGATATCATTAAAAAATTCTCCAAATATAGGGGGGAAATTTGCTTTTTTAAATTCAAGTCCTTTAATATCAAGTGACTCTTTAGCAATCCCCTCCTGCTTTGTAATCCATTGGGCATATCTCCTAGTAGCCCTAAAATAAGCAGAACGAATAACTGCCTCTGTTTTCATTTCAAGTCTATGTTCTTGGACATTAAAACAATCTCGAGCTAGTCTATCATAATCATTAGTTATAATATCCTGGTATTTAAGGGCGATTTGTTCTAATAAATTGTCTTTTTCAGTATCATCCTTTTCTTCAAAGTCAGGATATAAATGTTTAAGCAAAGGTTCAGCATTGAAGTAATTTGAGTCTGTGTCTACGTAAGCACAGAAGTTATAATCTCCTTCATCACAAATCCACCAAGGTGTATCTTCTAAATGTTTCATATTTTAACCCATTTTTGTTCGGTATCTAAATAAAATGAACCCAGACATTCTTTATCCCATTCACTAGGTGATATTAAAGATAAGAAATTTTCTTCATTACTCCCAGGGTAAAGATAATAAGTTTCACCTATTATAGGTTCAAAATTAAAC